AAGAACACAGGCGCAGACCTTCCACCTAGCGAAGTCTCTGGACTTCTTGCAGCTTGGAAGCGTGGCGCGCAGTCAAACTCAACTCGCTATTTGACCTCTACTCTTGAATACAACGCAGTTGCTTTCAGTCCTAAAGACATGATGTATAACGAGGCAATTCAGAATTTATCTACACAGATTGCTCGCACAATGAATGTCCCTGCCTATTACTTGTCCAGCGACATGAACACAACAATGACTTATGCAAACGTCCAAGATGAGCGCAAGCAATTCTATGCACTCTCCATCGAGCCTTACATTCAGGCTATTCAGAGCAGGTTCTCCATGGACGATATCTCCACAGCAGGGCATGAGGTCAAGTTCTGCGTAGGCGACACATTCCTCAAGCAAGACCCTCTCGTTGAGATTCAAGTGCTAGAGAAGTTGCTGACCCTTGGACTAATTACAACTGAACAGGCAATGGCAATGACAGATTTAACACCAAACGGAAGTGAAGGTCTCTAATGGATCAACTTATCATCGAAGCATCGTCAATCGAGTGCAACGAAGAACGCCGCGAAATCTCAGGCAAAATCGTGCCAATGGGAACAGGCGAAATCGGCAACACCAATATGGGAGGCGTTGTCTTTGAAGCAGGGTCTATCGACATTGAAGATCCGTCAAAAATTCGTTTATTGTCGCAACATGACGTCAAGAAGCCCGTAGGACGTATGCTCACAGCTACAGTCCGACCAGACGGCATCTACGCAACATTCAAGCTTTCACGATCAACGGGCGGAAATGACGCACTTATCCAAGCACAAGAAGGTTTAGTATCTGGACTTTCTGTAGGTGCAGAAGTTATCGCATCAAAGCCATCACGCGATGGACACATTGTAGTAAGCAAGGCTTCCTTGCGCGAGGTGTCACTCGTCACAGAAGCTGCATTCAAATCAGCAGCCGTCACAGAAATTCGCGCAGAGGAACAGCCTCTCGTCGAAGAAACAACCCAACCAGAAAGCGAGCCACAAGTGGAAGAATCAACCACAGCGGTAGAAGCTCCAGCAGTTGAAGCAGCAGCAGTCGAAGCGGCTCGCCCAACAGTTGTAGCGAATCTTCAAGTTAAGGAGCGCATCGCGCCTCTTACATCAGCACAGTACCTCGATGCAAGCATCAAGGCAGCAATGGGAGACGACTCAGCTCGCCGCACCATTCTTGCAGCAGATGACTCCACATCAACAAACACAGGTTTGACACTTGCGCCACACCTGAACACATTCCTCACAGACACATTCTCAGGTCGCCCAGCGTTTAACGCTGTGACTCGTGGATCACTTGCAGGAATTACAGGAATGTCATTTACCATTCCACGTCTCTACACAAACGCTTCATCTGCTAACACAGCACCAACAGTTGCAGCAGTTAACGAAGCTCAGGCAACATCTGAAACAGGCATGACTTCTGCTTATGACACAGTTTCAGTTCAAAAGTATTCAGGCATGAATGAGGTCTCATTTGAGCTCATTGACCGCTCATCTCCTGCGTTTATGGAATTGCTTATGGCTGAACTCCGCAAGGCATACGAGAAGGCAACAGACACAGCCCTTATCACAGCTCTTGGAACTTCAGGCACAGCCGCAACAGCAACAGCAGCTACAGCAGCAGGACTTCAGTCATTCATTGCAACTGAGTCAGCAGCAGCATACAAGGGAACAGGTGGCGAATACGCTAACCAGCTTGTAGCTTCGACTGACGTATGGGCAGCAATCATGGGCTACGCCGATGATAACAAGCGCGCTCTCTATTCAGCAGCAGTACCACAGAACGCGTCAGGTGCGGTCTCACAAGGTTCAACAGTTGGAAATGTATTGGGCGCAAATTTAATAGTTGACCATAACATCACAACTGCTGGAGTCATTGACGATTCAATGTTCCTCGTAGCTCCTGGTTCTGTCTATACATGGGAATCTCCTACAACTGAACTTCGCGTCAATCTTCTTGGCACAGGTCAGATTCAGATTGCACTTTACGGATATCTTGCAATCTACGTTGGTAAGTCAGGCAAGGGCGTTCGCCGCTTTAACCTTACATAATAACAACACCCTAAGTCGCTCAAGGGGGCTGCCAGAGCCCTTGCAGTCCCCTTGAGTCTTTAGAAAGGATAACAATGAGCACAACAACAGTTGCAGAACTTAAAGCAGCTCTTGGCGTTGGCAGTCTCTATTCAGACGCAACGATTCAAGAAGTCTGCGATGCTGCTGATGACGTATTGTTGCCCTTTCTATGGAAGAACGAGAATTACAATATAGCTCACAGCAACACAACTACTGAGGGAACTCTTTACTTTGAAGAAGTAGTTACAGGCACTTATTACGTTGGACAGTCAGTAGTCATTACCAAGAATGGATCACCATTTAACGGCACAAAGACTCTGACTGGCGTAGGCGAGAACAGCATTACCTTTGCGGTGACTGGCACTCCTACAGCTAGTGAATACCACCCTTGCGTACCTTTCGGCATTGTCTCAGGCGTAACACAAAATACTTACGCCACAATCCCAGCAGTTAGAGAAGCAAGCCTCATGATCTGCGTATCTATCTGGACTGCTCGCCAAACTAACTCAGGCAACGGCATGATGCCAGATGGCTCAATCGGCAACATGTATTCCATGTCCTCTCAGCTTGTTGCTCGCGTTCGAGGACTCATTGCGCCTTACCTAGCACCTAATTCTATGGTGGGCTAATGCCAGCGATAACCACACTCCGCACATCGATTGCCTCGGCTTTAGCAGACGCTTCTTACTATTCAGTATTTGCCTTTCCTCCTGCAACCCCTATCGCGAATTCAATTATCCTTACCCCAGCCGATCCTTACATTACCCCGACCAATAACGACCGCACCTCGGTCGCCCCATTGGCTAACTTTCGATTGCAGATAGTTGTGCCGCTTCTGGACAACTCTGGCAACCTTGCTGGAATTGAAACAGACATCGTAAGGGTCTTTCAGCTACTTGATGCCTCGAGCATTGTATTTAATGTAGGAAGCGTCAGCGCGCCAAGCGTCCTGTCAATCGCTTCTGGAGATTTACTGACTTGCGACATTGCAATCAGTACCCTAACGGAATGGAGTTAAATCATGACCGATTTAGCGCAATGGGAAAAAGAAAATGAAGCGTTCCTGATTAAAATCGGTCAGGTCGCTCCAAAGGCAGAAACAAAACCATCAAACAAGAAGGACGAGGAATAACCTAAATGGCAGTATATCTAAGCAACGGAGTGGTTCTTACTGTTAATGCGGTAGACCTCTCGACTTTAGTTTCATCTGTAACAATTAACCGCTCATTCGATGAGCTTGAGACAACCGCGATGGGTGATTCAGGTCATCGCTTCGTCAAGGGTCTTGAAGCATCTTCAATCACAATTGACTTCTTTAATGACGAGGCATCATCAAAGACACTTCAGACATTGAACTCATCTTCAGTCTGGGGCAACAACGTCACAGTGACAGCTAAGCAGACTTCTGCAGCAACTTCTGCAGGAAATCCTCTTTATACCATGACATGTCTTGTGAACAACACAACACCTATCAATGGTGCAGTTGGAGATCTTTCAACTCAATCTGTAACTTGGAACGTATCAGGTACAATCGCAGTAACAACTTCCTAAGAAGAAAACAAAGGGGCTAACATGGCAAAGCTAAAGGTAACAAGGGCAGACAATTCAGTAACAGAGTACGAAATTACTCCACTTATTGAATACGCCTTCGAGCAATACGCCAAGAAAGGCTTTCACAAAGCCTTGATTGAAGATCAGAAGCAGTCAGACGTGTACTGGCTGTGCTGGGAAGCAATACGTCGTTCAGGTGAAACGGTAAAACCTTTTGGGGAAGATTTCCTTTCAACGCTCAAAGGCGTAGAAGTATTGGAGTCAGACCCTCTGGGTTAATCGGAACTCCCTCACCTATCTTGTAGCTCGCATGAGTTATGAGTTTGGAGTTCCGTTTCAAACCATTATTGAACTGCCACCAATGGCTTTCAAGGCACATGTAGAAGTTCTTAAGGATTTAGCGAAGGAGCGAAGCGATGGCAGTAAAAATCGAAATCCGCGGCAACGCTGATTTTCGCAAAGCCATGCGCCGCTTTACCCCAGACCTTGAGAAGTCCTTGAAGAAAGAAATTGGCGCAGTCTTGCGCCCTGTAGTTAATGAAGCCAAGGGCTTCGTGCCATCAGTTTCTCCAATGAGAGGCTGGGCTGGACGTTCATTTATCGAAGGCAGATTCCCTACCTATAACTCAGCAACAATTATTAAGGGCATTACTTATAAATCAACACCGAGCGCAATCAACGAAAATGGATTTAGCTCGATGGCTAGTATTCAGAATAAGAGCCGAGTCGGTGCAATCTATGAAGGCGCAGGACGTGCCAACCCTCAAGGACAGCCATGGGTCGGCCCTAAAGCTGGAAGCCTCAGCAATAAGGTCAGCAAGTCAAACAACCCTAATGCTGGTCGTCAATTCATTGAGAATCTTCCTCCGTTGGTATCAAGCCTCAAAGGTCGAGGTCGCCTCATCTATCGTGCTTGGGCTAATAGCAAAGGCAAGGCTGAAGGCGCAACTATGAAAGCAATCGACACAGCACTCACAGAGTTTAGGAAGAACGCCGCCGAGGGCAAGTTAGGAAAGGCAGCGTAATGGCAGTCGTCAGAGAAGAAATCTTAATTGGATCGAAAGCCGATACCCGTGGATTCAAGAAGGCTGAATCAGCCGCAACTCAACTCAACAAGACAGTCAAAGGTCTTGCAGGAACTCTTGGGCTGGTCTATGGAACTAAGGCTCTTGTCTCTTTCGGCAAGCAAGCAGTAAAGGCTTTTGCACAAGATGAGGCAGCAGCCCAGCGACTAGCAACCGCAGTCGATAACTTAGGTCTTTCATTCTCGCAAAGCCGTGTCACAGAATTTATTAGCAACCTTGAAAAATCGTCAGCCATTGCCGATGACATTCTTCGTCCTGCGTTTCAGTCACTTTTGACCACCACAGGATCATTGACCAAATCCCAAGAATTGCTCAACAATGCAATCCAAATAAGCCGAGGAAGTGGCATAGAACTTGGCACAGTAGTCGAGGACTTAAACAAGGGTTATGTAGGCATCACTCGTGGACTTACCAAATACAACACAGGTCTTACCAGAGCTGAACTTTCAACTAAATCTTTCAATGAAATTCTAGGCATTGTCCTTGCCAAGTCTGCTGGCTCTGCACAGGCTTATCTTGAGACCACTTCCTTCAAGTTAGACGTTCTTACTTTAGCAACCAACAATGCCAAGGAGACAATCGGCAAAGGTCTAATAGATGCCCTTGCTCGCATTGGCGGTGGCTCAGAAGCATCTGACGCTGCTAAGGCTATTGACAACATTGCGAAGGCAGTCAATGGCGTTACATTGGCTTTAGGCACAACCATTGGTTTACTTAACAAATTCCGTCAGGGCTACACTAATTTTCTTATTGATCCTTTTGGCACAGACACAACAAGCTCTGGGCCTTCAACCAATCGTTCTAAGTCCCCAGCAGGTACAGCCGCTAGAACAGCACAGCAACGCGCAGCGGAAGCGGCAGCAGCCAAGCGAGCTAAGGAATTAGCGGCTCTCACAAAGAAACAAGTGACTGCACAGAAGTCACTCACAGCCGAGCAGAAGAAGCAAGCCTCGCTCAAGAAGTCTCAGGGAGTATTTGACCTTGAGCAGATTCAGATTGTGGCAGCACTTAAGGGCAAACTGACAGAAGATGAGAAGATTCGCTTACAGGCTCAACTGGCTTTGCTTAACGGCAATGCTGACCTAGCAGCCAAACTAACTAACCAGATTCTTGTTGCACAGGATTCAACAGGCAACCTTGCCAAGTTCCTCTCAGCCTTGCCTAATGCCAAGAACCCTTTCGAGTACCTTGATGCTTACCTTTCATACCTTGCTGGCAAGGCAGCAGCCGTGCTTACAGGCACTACTGCACCTAATGTGCCAAGCACTACAGCCTCAGCCGCAGCAATGCCTACGCTTTCAGAGATGGCTGCCTCAGGCTCTTTCTCTCAGCTAGTCTCACAAGGCGCAGGGGCATCTGGTGGATTTAGTCCAGTAGTTGCAGCAGCCATGGCACAGCCAGTAGTGGTTGAGTTAAAGATTACAGGCGATGGAGACTTAACCAACACAATCGCAAAGAACCTTATGCAGCAGAGCCTTTCTACTGGCAATCAGACTTATGTAAACCGTAGAACTGGTGGCTTTGAGTAATGGCATTACCTGCACAGATAGCCGTCACTTTCGACTTTAGCTCTGGTGCAACATTTGGAGCAGGGTTTGTCATAGGGTCTCCAGATGCAGGAGTGATTGGAGTCAATACTTTTGGCGCATCTGATGTAGTTATCCCTACAGTTGATCTAACTCCTAACGTGTATTCAATTTCAATCCGTCGTGGTCGAAACATTATGAAAGATACCTACGAGGCTGGAACAGCCATTGTGAGAGTCCTAGACCCTACAGGTGCGTTCAACCCACAGAACACTTCATCGCCTTACTACCCTTACCTTGTGCCTTTGCGTAAGTTGCGTGTCGCAGCTACAACTACAACAGCCCAGCACTTCTTATTCTCTGGTTATGTCAATGACTACAAGTATTTTTTTCCTCAAGGGCAAGAGACAGCTTATGTAGATATCCTTTGCACAGACGGCTTTCGCCTTCTCCAGATGGCTAACGTAGGCACAGTACCTACAACTCCAGCAGGTCAGACAACAGGCACACGCATAGGCAAGATTCTTGATGACGTGCAATGGCCTGTGTCTATGCGATCCATAGCAACAGGCGATGCAACCTGCCTAGCAGACCCAGCGACTATCCGCACAACCCTTGAGGCAGTCAAGAACGTAGAGTTCTCAGAAGGTCTTGGTTCTTTCTATATGTCACCAGACGGCACTGCTGTATTCAAATCTCGCAGCCAAGTAACTAGCACTCTAGCCAATACAGCCACAGCATTTAATCAGACTTCAGGTATCCCTTACAAGAACCTCAAATATGCCTTCGATGACAAGCTAATCATTAACGATGTAAAGTTTAATCGGGTAGGCGGCACAGCCCAGAATGTCATCTCTCAGGCTTCTATTGACAAGTACTTCCCACACTCTTTGACACAGGAGAATCTCGTAGCTGAGACAGATGCTCAGGTGGCAGGGGCGGCTGCAAACTATGTGAAC